TATACGTATACAATTCAAGAAATTGATAAAACCACATTACAAAACCCAAGTTGGCAAGAGTGTGCATTTAAGCAAGGTAAACTTGGCGCACCAAGATGGAATAAAGACAATACAAAAGTATTAGTAAAGTATGAATTAGCAATCGCTGATGGCACACATGCTCAAGTATCAGCAATTAGTGGTGTTACGGCTCTATCACATAGTGAATGTTTAGCTGAAATGAAAAAGGATGAATGGTCTGGTGAATAACAAGGGTAATTCACTTGCTGAGTTCGCAGTTACTATGGCTATCATGGCTACTCTTGCAACTACTTCCGCTCCTGCTTTTAGTAGGATTGGTGAAGGTGCTAAAGCTAAACAAACTAAAGCCAATCTTGAGAAGATTGTTAAAGCATCTCAGATGTGGTATAATCAACAAATAGAAGTTAATGGTATGGGTAAATTTCCATCTCAACCACATCGCACAGTAAGTATAGGTGAAGTCATTGATTATAATGGCAATCGTAGAATAGAGACAGATGAGATACTTAATGGTGTTTATTTGCCTGTATTTAGTGATACTAGCTTTTTACACCTGTTTGACAATGATACAATTAAGTCACCTTATCAAGAAGGCAGATATTTATATGCTATCGTAGGTGGCTCTGGAACAGGGAACGCTATTGTATCTCCTATTTTTGTCGTTGTAGATGAGGAAAACCCAGAAGATTTCCACAAATATTACAAGCCTTGAGGAGCTATGAGTGAGCAAAAAACTGCAAGGTCATACAAAGGGGCAATCTTGGATGATAATGCCATTATCAGTATTAATTTACGCTGGTTATTTCAAGTGCTTGTACTTGTCGGTGGACTTGTTTATTCGTACATACAAGTTGTACAACGAATTACAGACCTTGAAAGAGAGTACGGAACAATTAATGATAGAGTTGTTGCACTTGAATCTAAACATGATGCTGAGATGAAAGAACTTGAAGCATGGTACAAAAAATCATTAGATATAAACCCCTTAAATATTTTTGGCAAACCAAAAAGAAAGTAGAAATAACAGAAGATGACATTAGTCATAACTATTTTATTAACAGAGAACTGCGGAGAAAATAATAATGGATTTTTTGGCAATATACTCAGAAGCTGGTATGATTGGTGTAGTAGGTGCTATGTTCGTCTTTATGGTATATTCGATGAACAAAAGAGGAAACGAACAAGCAGAGGCACTTCAGGACTTAAAAGTGGAGAATAAAGGTCAGAGTGAAACTTTACAAAATACTGAAGGTATGATAATAAAGTTAATTAGTAGATGGAATCAATCAGACGATAAACTTGATAGAAAGTTTGATGGACTTAATAAAGAAATAAACGACCTAGATAATCAAGTCTCTGAAATCAAAGGCAGTTTATCTAGAGTAAATGGAAAGCACTAATGGATAGCATGAAAGTATCAACAGCAAGTCTAATGAATTTTGGCTTGTCTTTAACAGAAGTAAGCCTTATATTGCAATGTATTGTAGCAACATTAACAATAATATATTTAATGTATAAAATAAACAACATAAGGAAATAATATGAGCAAATTAATATTAGCAAAAATTATAGATAAAGCAAAAGATGAGATTGTAGAAAAGTATGCAGATGGTATGGTTGAACACGTGCAGTCTGATGACTTTAAAGAAAAGTTAGCTACTAAGATAAATAAAAAAATTGATATTCCATTTGTAAGTGAAGAGAAAGAACAGATTTTCTTTGAGAAATGTGTTGACTTAGTTACAGATGTAATAGAAGGCATAGTAAAGAAGTAATGCCAAAAGACCCAAGATTAGTTAGAAATAAACTTGCTGGATTTAACAAACCAAAGAGGACTCCTAGCCACCCAACTAAGTCTCATGTAGTTTTAGCTAAAGAAGGTGGCAAGGTTAAATTGATTAGGTTTGGAGAGCAGGGTGCAAAGACTGCTGGTAAACCCAAGGCTGGAGAATCAGCTAAAATGAAAGCAAAACGTAAATCCTTTAAGGCTAGACATCGTAAGAACATTGCTAAAGGCAAGATGTCTGGAGCTTACTGGGCAAATAAGGTAAAGTGGTAATGGCTAAAAAAGTAAGTTGGATGTGGGGTGGTAAACGCTACTCAGGTACATTAATAAGAGAAACTAAAACACACAAATTTGCAAGAACTGCAAATGGTAAAACTAAAAAAATAAAGAAACGAAAGGGGTAATTATGCCATACGGAAAAGGAACATACGGAAGTAAAAAAGGCAGACCGCCTAAAAAGAAAAAAGCAATGCCTAAATCTAAAAAAAAGAAGAAGTAATGTATAGGTTTGGCAGAAGGTCTAAGGAAAGACTAAAAGGGGTAAAACCTGAATTAGTAAATGTCTTAAATGAACTTATTAAAGTAATGGATGTTACTATAATAGAAGGACTACGAACCGAAGCTAGGCAAGAACAGTTAGTTGCTGAAGGTGCTAGTAAGACTAAATACTCTAAACATTTAAGTGGTAGAGCAGTTGATTTAGCACCTTATCCTATTGCATGGGAAGATAGAGAGCGTTTTCACTATATGGGTGGAATGCTTAGAGGTATAGCAAAACAAATGAATGTAGAAATTCGCTGGGGCGGAGACTGGGATGGTGATGGGGAGATACGAGATAATTCATTCGATGATTTAGTTCATGTAGAGCTTAAATAAGTTGTATAGCAAATAATAATATATGTAAATTAGGAGAACCATGGTTTATTGCACACACAGAGATTTAAAGGATGTATTCCCATCGATAGATGAGTTTGATAGCAAAGAAGCCTTATATGGGTGGGTAGTAGAAAGTAGTAATTTATACAGAGCTAATAATAGCGGATTAATTACTCAACTTTTTGCAAATGGACAGGATTTAGGTTCTTCTGAATCTAGTAGTGGAGCAGTAAACTCTAATAGTAAATGGTTTTATGACTCTGCTTTAGATGCTGTTTATTATTATAATAGTGCGGTTAATCCTAATGATATGCTAATAGAATCTGGTGAGGACTGGGTTACTTTAATTACAAGATATATATCTAACGCTACTAAATACTTAGATTCGAGGTTAGATGCAAAACTGCCTAGAAAACAATTCAAAGACCAAGATGGCAATTATGACTACATCATTGTAAGAACAACTGCTCTTATAGCTTGTAGTTTTTTAATTCGTGCTTCTCAACCTACATCTGAAATAGCAGATGCATTGTTTAATGAGGCTGAAGCTAATATGACTTCCTTAAATGAGGGAAGTACAAAACTATCTTGGCAAACAACTGGTGATGCCTCAATGGGAGTTATAAAAGAAGGTTCAGTTAGTGGCAATTTAAGAATTGTTGATACTCGTGGTGCATATGCTGGAATCTATGATAGAATAGGTGTAAAGATAACAACTGCTGGAGTAATGGGAACTGCAAGATATTCAGTATGGGAATCTGATAACAATAACCTTGGTGCAGAGAAAATGAATAATGGCAATAGTGCTAGTTACTCAGATGTAATTAAAGGTGACTATCAGATATTAAGCCGAGGATTAGAAATAAGATTTGCTGGTGACACAGGAGATACTGCTACTCTCAATGATTATTGGGAAATAGATGTATCTGGAGTGAATGAAAAGACTGATGGTGGTAAGCCAATGTCTATTAGGATGTCTCGTAGATGATAACCTTTGAGAATATATGGGATGACAAAATATTAGATACTATCCGCTCTTTCCTTAATGAGGAATTTGCTGGCAGTATTCCTATATACACAGGTAATTTTAAAGACATGGGTAACCAGTCAATAAGACTTAACCCTGTAGGTAGCGATTTGATTGAGCGTATGGCTACAGGAGAAACAAGGGAATATATACTTGATGTATCATATACCTTTAAAGAAAAGACAGTCAAAAAAGATACTTGGGAACATATACTTCGCCAATTATCACACATAGAAGCTCTATTTTTTCAGAACATGAACAATATATTCTTCGATGGCAATTTATTAAGTTGTCGTATCAATGAGCTAGAAGAAGACGAAGCATTGATTGAAGGACTAAATGTTATGCGATGGGAATGGAGAGGTAAGTACTTAGGTAACATATCATAAAGTAATAAGGATTAAGATATGAAAATAGCAATAATAGATAAAGGCTCTGGTCTTCCAAATTGTTGGAAAGAATGTGGAGCATCATTTGAAGATTGGGAAGAGCTTAAAGCTGGTAAAGAAGTATCAGTTAAAAAAGTATGTGACTCAATTAAAAATTTAGTTAAAGTAAAAGAGAATAAAAAGGAGAGTAAGTAATGGCTACAGTTAATCACGCATTTTCACCAAAAGAGTTTCAAGTATGGATAGCATCTGATTCAACTAACGCTGGTACATCAGGCATTAGTGCAAGTGCAATGTATCAATTAGATGTTGACTCAGCTAGTATGCCATCACTTAATGTTAATCAAGTATTAGATGTTAGAAGTGGTGTAGGTAGGACATTAAAAGATGAAGATTTCTTTCAAGATAATACACTTAGAGTTACTGAATTAGCAATATCAGGTAATATGCATTTAGATACTGGGCATAAACTACTTATGCAAAATGTATGTAACGATGTTTCAGGTGATGCATCAGTAGCTACTGGTTTTACCCCTGCATCTCAATTATATGGAAGTGCGGTAACAAATACTGCATCTTCATTAACAGTAGTAATTAAATCATCAGACCACTCAAATCAGCGTTCATTAGAAATCCCAGGATTAGTAGTAACTAACTTTGCGTTATCTGCTGATGCTGGAGAAGAAGGTGGAAGGTATAAGTTTTCTGCTACATTACAATCAGGGGTTAAGCCTGACTTAAATGAGTCATCTACAGCTTCTGGTAATAATGTATATGCAAATACAACAAATGTATTTATGTCTTCAGCAAGCGGACTTAAAGTGTATAATACAGATGTTGTTATGCAATCATTTACTGCTACTATTGATAGTCCAGCAGTATTTAGTGGAGTTACT